GAAAGCACGAAGTGCACGAACTCGCTTGCGTCCTCAAAACCTACGCTTTTTATTTGTTCGCCATGTTTTTCATCAATATAAGCCAGCCGGTTTTGATCTAAAACTATGCGCCCGGCTTGGTCAAACGGCAGCCGCGCCGCCATCTCCGGGGTGATCTCACCCACCACGGTTCCGTCAACCGCACTCTGGAAAAACACATCCCGCCCGCCGGCATCCTGCCAGTCAGCCTCCAGGGCCTTGTCGATGGCTGCCGTCACGGGCACACCCCGGCTGTCGGCCGTCTCGCCCTGGAGTTTTTCCCAGCGCACCTTAGTGCCGTCGCCACGGGTAAAGGTCTCACCCTCGGGAGCGCGGCGGTACAATGCGGGCGCCTGGTTCCAGTCCGGCTGTCCTTGGGCGTCGCGGACAGGCATAACCAATAGGCGGTTCTCCAGGTCAAGGCGCTTGCGCCGATCTTCCGGGGCTTCGTCCAGCCGGGCCGCGGTCTCAGTCAGCACGTCCCGCACTTCCGTATCCTGGGCATCCCGGTCTCCATTGGCGGCGGCGATCCTGCGTGTTATAGTTCCCCGGTACTTACGTACCGTGTCCTTCTTCACCCCCAGGGCCTTGGATATTTCAGCATCATCCGCCCCAGCCAGGATCATCTTATAAACCTGTCTTTGGGTCGGAGATAACGCGGCGGCGTCAGCCGCGGCTTCTATCTGTTCCTGAGCCGCGTCGTCAGACATTTCTTCTGTCCGACCCATTTCCTGATCTTCTCGGGCCAGGAGCAATTCTTCAGGCGTGAACCCGCCTTCCAACTGATCTTGAAGCGTAGCGGAGTCATCCTCCCCTATCTTCAGAGGTCTGTCCAGACGCTCCGGCCGTGCTTCGGCCCGTAGCCGCCACTCCTGCCGCACGTCCTCTGGGGTGTATTCATAGGTATTGGTCAGCTTGCCTTCGGCCTGAAGCTGGGCCTGGTAGTCGTTGGCCACGGCGGCCAGGGTCTCAGGCGAAGCATCCTCCGGCACGTTGGCCCAGCGGGCCGCCTTGTCCAGGTTGTTCCTCAGCCAGCGGGGCTCGTTATCCTGGTGCTGCCTGCCGGACTGGGCTGGGGCGTTGGTCCACTTATTCAACGCCTCTTGCATATAAAGTTCCAGGAAGGTATTTAGCTTATTACCCCGGGTCGGATCAAATTCAGGCAACTTATTCAACGCCGCTTCGATTGCCGTGTTTACCAGATCGTCCCGCTGGTCTCTGATATTCCTGGACTTGCCTTTCAACCAGCGATTCACTAGCGTGTTAGCTTGCTTTATAATCGCGGCTTCCACTTCGGGAGTAATCAAATCTTGGTTGGTCTCAGCCGCCAGCGCCCTGCGCGTCCTGGCCACTTCCTCCCGGGCATCCAGAAGCTGGCGCTCGGCGTCTAGCGCCTGAGTTCCCCCAGCATCCGCCGCTGGTCCATCGCCGTCTGGGCGTTGGCCTGCCGGATATGCAGGGATTCCACGTCCGTCTGTCCCGGCACCGTCTTGGCCGCCTGGTCCGGGGTCAACTCCCCTTGGAGTTGCAGCCAGCGGTTGATTATTTTCTGCATAGCCAGTATCCGCTGGGGCGTCCGGTTGTGCGGTCCGGCCAGCCCTTCGGCGCGTAACTGTTCCACCAGGGCCAGGAGCCGCTGGAGCAATGCCGGGGGCAGTTTGTTGGCCAACTTCTCCGGTAAGGGCCGCCCCTCGGCTATCAGCTTGAGGGCTTCCTCCACTAAGGTCTGCTCGTCCATAATCCCCCGTCAGTTGCCGGTCGAAGACCCGGCGGATGTCGTCGGTTAATTCGTGGTCGCCAAGATAGCTTTTAATGTCGTTGTAAATATCCCGCAGGAATTTAGCCATGCGCTCGAACACTGCGCGGAGACCCGGCGTGGGGGCCACACCCTCCCGCACATAAGCCTCGAAGCCGCGGGCTATCGCTTCGTGGATATTTTTATAGGCGGCATTGTCCGTCTGGCTCAGAGCATCGAAGGCTTGCCAGGTCTGGACTTGTCCGTTACTGGCCCAGCCGACGAGCGTGTTGATGTCGGCCTCGAACTGGCCCCGCAGTTCGGCCGGGACGGCGTTGCTTCGCAGAAGCGGCAAGGCTTCCTTCATAAAAAGGTGCTCGAACTCATGGATGAGGCTGGAAGCGTCGGCGCCTTCGCCCCGCATGATTTTCAGCAGGCGATCTCTCGTGCGATCAAAGGCGGCGCGGGGCGGGCCTTCGGCGTTATAGACGTTTTGGTAAAGAGCCCCCTGTTCCAAAGTCACATCGGGATTGACAGCCCCTTCTGAATCCGTTACTATTTCTTCCGAGGCTGCGAGTGCCCGTGATACGTCTTCATTTGAAGACTTGGGCAAGCTGGGGGTGCCGCCGGCATACGGGGTCGCGGCCTCATTTTTTTGGTTCATTATGGAATCGACAGCATTTCTATTACCAGAATAAGCGTTATATATCCTGGCCCGATTCCCTCGTTTAGAACTCAACCCTATCGTGAAAACCACCGCGTCAGCTTCGTTGCCTCTATAACGAACAGCGGTGTATAATTTATGTCCCCCCCTAGTCCGTCCGGTTTCTTTAACGTAGTCAGCAGAAGCTAAAACTTCTGGTGCCATAGCTATCAGTTGGTTGGCTTCTCGGGGTCTTTGCTTATCAAGATGACGGACAAAATTTGAAGGTATATTCGTTACCAAATCAGGTACATTGAAAAACCTGCGTAACGCTTCCGGCACCTGTGGCGGAACCCAGAATTCAATTTTTCCGGTGCGTGCCTGTTCAGTAAACGCACTAAGACTATCAGCATTGCTACGCGACATAGCCGCGGCCGCACTCTCAAAAGTATCCGGCCCACTTTCCACCGGCCCCCCGACAATCCGCTCGCTCACAGCCGGAGCCCCGAGCCTTTCCAGGTTACTGGACATAGCGGCCAATATCGGCGAAGCCTCCAGGCGGTCGCCCCAACCCGCCTTGATGAGGGCTTCGTTCATGCGGATAACTTCCGGGGTAAGTTCCGCCTCCGTCACGCCAGAATCAAGCGCCTTCTGGATAACCTGGTTGATAGTGGTTATGGCATCCTGGACAGGAGCGCCGGCTTCTTCCGCCTGAGCTTGCGCTGTATCCAACTGCGCCGAAGTGTTTTCTATCTGCCGGTTAATTTCCGCCATGACCAATCGGGTGAGTTCCGCAATTTCCTCCTGGCTCGCGCCCCCCTGCTTTGCGGCTTCCACCGCGGCGTTATAGCCCGCCAGCAACTGGTCCGGGCTGGTTCCGAACTGCTGTTTGATAGCTTCCACCACCTGGGCCGGGGTCAGGTCGGGGGTAGTGTCAACGGGTGGAACCGCCGGGGTTTCAGTGACCGGAGCGGTAGTGGCTTCAGGCACTGGTGCCGCCGCTGACGCAGGGGCCGGCTCGGAAAACTGCGGAAACAACCCGGTCAATTCATCCGCCCGGTCGGCCCGGGTAGGAGTCCACTTCTTTGTCGTAGAATTAAAATAATGCCAGCCGGGGGCGCCGGTATCGGGGTCTCCATACCTGAACTGCTGCGTAGTCTTATATCTAGGCTCCACACGAGTAACGATGCCCGTTGCCGGATCGTGAGTGAGTGTCATACCGTCAGGCTTGGTAACAACTAAACCGTCAGCGCTTCTGGTAATTTGGTTCGTTGCGGTTCCAGCTCCAGCTTCGGTTTTCGTTTTGGTCTGGGTTTCTCCGCCACTGAAAGCATGTCGCGTAGCTCCGGCACCACCCAAGATCACCGAGCCCATAGCTTCCTGCACGGCATTCTGGAGCATCCGAGTGCCTTTGTCGATGCCCGGCGGGGTCGTGTCTATACCGATATTTTCTTCCCCGGCAATCCGGCTGGCTTCCTCTAAGAGGCCGGTCACGAACTCGCCCGCAAGCTCTCCGCCGAAAGCCCCGAAAAACCGGGTAATAAAATTGGATCCGAATTGCTTGCCCAAAAGCCCCAGGACAGCCCGGTCGCCCATAGTGCCGAAGGTGGCGTTGGCTAACCCGCCACCCACCCCGGCAAAGTCCGCCATCTTATTTTTCATGTAGAGGCGAATATCTTCCGGGTTCCTGCCCTGGCCCAGAAGTTCCTGGTACATGGGCGTAGCTTCCAGGACTCCGGGGTTCGCATCCACGAAGTCATCGAAATTTTTTACCGCTTCGGCCCGATTCATAACCAAGCCGGTGGCGCCCGCTCCCCCCCGAACTCCCCAAGTCCCCCGGCTGACCACAGCCTTTTCCAATGCGGCCAGTTCAGTAGAAGTAACGCCGGCGGCTCGTGCCGCGTTCAATTTCGTCGCCGCCCCCACCTTGGCCAAGTGGCCAGCCAACAGGCCCGGAAAAATTTGAGCCAAATTTTCCGCCGCCATGCCGGTCAATAATTGAAATCTTTCTGAGCGCGGCACACTGGAATCGAACAGGTAATTAAGCTCCGGGTATTTGGAACCCCCCGCGGCCCTCCGGGCTATGTTTAAGTCCCGGTCCGCAACCCGCGGCCTCTCGTGCGCCCAGGCTGTGCTGGCGTCGCCGGCCTGGAGCAAGCGCCGCTCAAGCTCTTCCGCGCCCTGCCGCAGGGACAACTCTTCGGGCGAGAGAGCCCCGGCCACCCGTCCGCCCACGTTGGTTCCGAAAGCTCCGAGGCTCGCCAAGGCTCGCCCCGTCCCGCCAACGGCCAGGGCCGTGTGGTCAGCTATTACGGAACTGTCCCGGATGCGTTTCTGCTCGTCGCGGAAGCTCTGGGACAAAGGAGTCATAATCTCCAGCATCACGTCCCGGCGTCTGTCGGCGTCAGGGTAATTCCGCTCTATGTCGTTAAAGACCCACGCCTGCATCCTCTCCAGCCGCTGGCCCTTCGCCTGTAAATCCATGCCCAGCCATTCCGGCGACTCGGAAAACTGACGAATCGGCGCAGAGTAGTCATCAATCTGCTTCTGCTCCTGAATCTTCCGTAAATCTTCCAGCTCCTTCTTCGTAGGCATCTTGGGCTGGAGAAAATTCGGCACCCGCATCTGCGTCGGCGGAGTCATAAGCGCTTTATAAAGGGCGTCAAAGCTGTCGGCCATAGTCACACCTGGTCTATAAGGGACAAAAGCTGGTCGTCGTAGTCGTCTGGATATTGCCGGAAGGGGTCCGCCGGTGCCTGGAGCTGGCCCACCTGCCGGCCCAACTCCATAAGCTGGCTCCGCAGGTCTCCGTCCATCTGAGCCCAGCGGGCCATGCGCTCGGCCTCCTGGGGGGTCTCCGGCAGTGCTTGGTATTGCTGGCCGTCCTGGCCCTGGAAGGTGAAGCCCGGTCCTTGGGCGCTGCCGAAAAGAGATTCCATGTCCGGCATCTCGAAGGACTCCGCCTGTTCCTCCGGCTCCGCGGATTCAGTCAAAAGGGTTCTCAGGGTTTCCGCCGGGCTGGGCTCGCTGGCCGGCGCGGCTCGCTGTGCCGTGACAGGCATGGCCTCGCCCAGCGGGCTCGGAGCCGCGGCAGCGCCCAGCCGGGCCAGCATCTGGGGTCTTGTCTTGCCGCCCTGCTTATAGACATTCATTGGCAGGCTGGCCCATTCCTTGTTCATCTCCGGGTTGTCGATGACCTTCTGCCAGTCTCCGGCCAGAACATCCTCAAGGGCTCCCCGGCGCTTGATGAGCGCCACAGCCGCCATGTCCTGGGTCTCGGGGCTGAAATCAGTAAAACCATATTGATGAATCAGGCCGTTATTTTTCCCTGGCTCTCCATTCCAGGTTCTGTTCATAAACTGGTAGCGGCCGGCAGCGGTGGAGTTTATGCCCAGCCGTTTAATATGGACAGATTTTTTCGGATGACGGGAAAAGTCATTGAACTTTCCCCCGCCCACCAAGGTGTCGTAGTCCGCGCCTTCGGCCCAGGAAATAACATCCAGCATCTTCCTCATATTCGGGTGAGAGGCCCAGGCCCGGAGTTCGTCCTGCTTTTTCAGTTGCGCTTCGGTTGGTTTGGTCATGGTTAATACGGCCTGGCGAAAGGATCACTTGGGATGTTTGGTTGCGGCTGTGTAACTATCGGCTGCGGCCGGCGCAAAAATGGGTTAGGAGCATACCGCATATCCTGACCACCCTCTCTTGGCGCAAAGAGCTGTTTTACGAAGTCAAAAAAATCTGGCATATTATCGTAAATCCACCGCGCACCTGGAATTGCGGACCCCATAGCAATCGCGGCATTTGTAGCCGCCGGGCTATTGGTTGCGTCCCAGGCCCGCCCCAGGGCCGTCACAGTCTGGCTGTCTGGAGCGCTTGGAGGGGGTGTCATCGTCGCTTCTGTCGCCGCCTGCCCGCCTGAGCCCAGCCCCGGTCCTCCCGCCTGTCCCTGCCCGGTCCCCCGGTGTACCCACTGCCCGCCTTCCTGACTATAATTAGGGCCGAAGGGATTATTCCTGTGCAACTCGTCAAGCCAGGCGTTGTAGTCCCAAACCCTGCGCTGCTCTTCCATCTGTCGCCGGAACAAGTCCGCCGCGTTCTCGGATTGCAGTCCGGCCACCTCCATCCGTCCCGGCTGTTCCGCCTGGCGTACATCCAAATCCATCACGCCCTGCCGGTTCTTCAATATGCCTTGCAGCACATCGTTATACTTGGCCCGGTCGTTCCAGTTGGCCGTGATGGCCGCTTCCCGGCCCTTGATATACGGAGTAAAAAGATCAACGAACATAGCGCCCTCCTTTAAATAGCGGCCACGCCTTGGGCCTCCACAGCCCCGTCGAGACCGGCCACGCCCTGGCTCCCGCCCGCCGCCATGATGCCGCCGGGGGAGGATGACCGGATAAAGTCCTGGGGATAGCCGGGGAAGTAAGTCGTCTGGCGGCTGCCGCTGTAACCCAGGTAGCTCATGGCCCCGCTAAGAGCCGCGCCCGCCTGGGCTCCCACGCCGCTCAGAGCCTGGTCAGCCAGGCCAGCATAGGTGGCCGACTGCGAGGCCAGGTTCCGGCCCAGATTCAAAAGCCCTGAGCGGCGGTTCCACCGCCAGTCGTCCCGCTCCAAAGAATAGTTCTCCGCCCAGCGGTAGTTGTAATTGAGGGAGTCGTCCCTGGTGAGAGCCGCGGCGGTCTCCAGGTCCGGCGGTCCCAGGCAGAGGGCATAGCGGCCGGACAGGCGGCGCGTCTCAGCGCGGGCTTCAGCGAAGGCCGACAGGCTTCCGTCATTGCGGGCTCCGGCATAGTCAGGACGCGCCACGGGCTCGGACATGACCTCGGACACCATCGCCGCCTCCAGGGGCTTGTACCTGGAGTTGAAACGGTTCCAGTTGTCCTCAGCTATGCGGGCGTAAGCGTCGGCAATCTCGTAACGCTGCTGGCATATATCCCACTGGGTATAGGCGCTGTAGGCGGCCACCACGAAGGCGGCCACCGAGAGAGCCGTGTGTATGGCCGTCTGCCCGGCCTCGCCGTACTCCGGCGCGGCCCAGTTACAGACAACAGCATTTACATTATTGGAAGAACCTCCGCCCCCGCCTTTGCCCATAGATCAGCCTTTCACTTCGCAGGTCAATTCCACCCCTGCTTCAAGTCCGTGGCGCTTGGCAATATGCCGGGCCACCTTCATCCCGGCCTGCACCAGAAAAGTCACCGCCCGCATACCGTCCTGGGCGCAAATTTCCATCCTCAGTTTCGACAGGCCCTGGTCACGGGTAAATCCTTTCAGGAGTTCCAGCGCCTCCTTGAACGAACTTTCCGTCCGATGAGCCGGACGGGAGATCGCTTCCTTAACAAGCAAATCTTCACCAGCCGGTTCACAGAGAACCGCCCCCACCAAAAAACCCCCTTCAAAGAAACCCGGTATAATCCGCGGCGCCTGCTTAAACCAAAGCGCCACGTCCTGCTCCCGCGAGGTAAAGCGCGGATGGTTTTCCCTTAACACCTGGGTCAGGGCCGGCACGTCGCTCTCTATTAAAAGTCGTAATTCCATAAGCTCACTGCGTCAGGTGCGGCCTGTAAGGCGCCGGGGCTCCCGTGCCCAGGTTATCGACCGGCCTGGGGGCCGGCCGGGCCGTGTTGGCCCACTCAATTTGAGAATCAGGCGGGACAAAAGTTGGCGTCCGCTGCATACGTTCCATCTCCCCGTAGGTCGGCAGAGGGTTGGCAACCGGGGCCGGTGAGTAGGGCCGGTAAGCCTTGTCCGCCCAATCCGGGTGGGGTCCGTAAATAGTGTTCTCCCGCGCCGGGTTGTAGCCCAGGGCGAACATGGCCCCGGCCGCGCCCTGGGCGGCCTGGCGGCCCAAGTCGCCGTAGATGCCCATAGCCAACTGGCCGAAACGCACGTTGTCGGCCATGAGGTTCCGGCCCCGGTTGATAACCTGCTCCCGCCGCTTCCAGCGCCGCTCATCCAGTATGTTCACCCGCGCCTGTTCGTTGCGGCGGCCCAGGGCCTCGGCCGCGGTCAGGGCCACGGCCTGGCCGATGAGTTCTTCCTTGAGCCTGGCCCCCCGGAGACCGGTGGCATACTGGCTGGTGGTCCTCAGCCGGGCCAGGAGCCGCCCGCGAAGGGCGAAACGGGCGGAAGCCCTGGCCCGGCCTATGGCCGCGTCAAAATAGGGGGTGGCCTTGGGCAGAGCCAGGGCCTCGTCAAGCTCCTGGTTTTCCAAGGGCACGAAGTTGGCGTTATACCAGGCGTGCCAGCCGCGGGCGATGGCCAGGTAGCGCCGGGCCAGGTCCATCTGCCGTGAAGCCATGCGGGCGGCGGTGACACTGTTGAGCACCGCCATAGCCAGGGCCGCGGCGTCCCACAGGGCCGCCCGTGTGGCGCGGCCGGTGTTGTTCTCGCCGCGGATAGGCCCCGGCCCGCAAGAGCCGCTTATCATCCCGCCTTTGCCAAAAACATCGCCCATTACTTACTCCGTGAAAAAACCGAACTACAACGGTCCTGAACTTTGCCAGGCCAATCCACCTGGAAATTTTCCGTGCCATACTCCGGCACCACCAGAGCCTCGGCCTGGAAAAATTTGAAATTGCTGAAAAGGTATTTAAACAAGCCCCGCTGGATTTCCTCAGTCCGGCCATACCACTGGTCCACCTGGAGCTGGCGCTGCTGGTAGAACAGCGGCTGGAGGTGGGCGGCGATAATGAAGCCGGCGGGCTTGTCGTCCTCGTAGGCCATGATGAGGACCACACTCTGGTTGAGCCAGAGCTGGGTGAAGTCCGGGGCCTGGATGCTCCACTGGTCCACGCCGAAAAACTTCTGGCCCTTGGCTTTCCAGAACTCTTCCACCAGAGGCAGGAAGTCCGTGGTCAGGAACTCTATGGCCTTGGTGGGGTCGGCCGGGGGGTCGATTAAATCGTAGCGAATGGTCATGTCACGCTCCTTGTTTCAAGGTATTGATGGTATAGCCCACCTCGGCCATCTCCACCGTGCCCGAGCCGTAGAAGCCCACCTTGAAGCGGCGGCTCCGGCCCAGGCGGGGCAGGCGGAAGGGAGTCTCGTCAGTCACGAAGCGGTCGAAGCGCCGCTCCCCGGCCATGATGGAGAACCGGGTCCCCTCGTCGGTCTTGACGCGGGCCGCGCTGGGGGAAGCCGTGGAACCAAGGTCAAGCTCCTTGCTTTCCCAGACGTAATTGAGCCGGGAGTGTCCCGCGTCCCATTGGTAGAGGGTGTTATTCTCCAGGTAAATAAGCTCGCCGTTTTCCGTGACGCACATATCCGTGGGGCGTATGGTGAGGGTGGTCAGGGCTCCCAGGTTGTAGTCCCCGAACTTCTGGCCGTCCATGTTCAGCATCAGGGTCTCGGTCTCGGTGGCGGCAATCAAAAAGCTCCGCCAGAAGGCCAGGCGCGCGGTCTCGGGTTTGAGCTGCCGCCACTGGGTCCCCGAGTACCAAGGCGCGGTCAGAATATCCACGCGGGCGTCGGGCTTCAAAAGCGCCAGGCCCTCGGCCGTGGAGTAAACCAGACCAAAGGGCGTCACCACGGACTGGCGCGGCCAGCCGCAGCCGATGTCGGGGTGCCGGCTGTCGCAGTCCCGCACCGGGCGCTCCTGGTCCGGGTTGGGCGGAGCGGCGTCGATGACAAAGGGCGCGCCGTCAGTGGTGACAAAGAGGGTGGTGTCCAGACTGCCCATATTAATAATGTTATAGGGCAGGGTTATGTCGTAACGGGACGGCCAGTTGTCAGGCTCAAAGTTCTCGCTGAAATGAACCTGGCAGTCAGTGTAGCCGGCCAAGACCCCGGTGCCGTTAAGATGGCAGAGGCCCCTGAGCCTGGCCGGAGGCGGCCGGTTCTCCCTGGTGGTGAGCGCCGGGCCCAGGTGACGGGTGAGCGCCTCGTCCGCAAAAACGATCTGCTCAACAGAGAGTTCCGCCACCCGCAGATAGTCGGTCTGGAAAATCTGCTCCTTCTCAGCCCCGGTGCGGAAGCCCGAGACCGAGCGGTAAAGCACCAGGCCGATAATCCCGTAGCCCTCCGGGGGCGGGGCGAAGCCGGCTACCGTCACCCGTGCCCCGTCCCGGACAGTCACAGAGCGGGACGGAGGCGAGGGGGCCGACTCTTCCCCGAAATCATTCATGTAGGTGTAGACATAACTCCGGGCGTCGCAGTCCTCCCCGTCAGCCTCAGTGGCCGACAGGAGCAGGGCCGTCTCCGGGTCGGGTACTCCCAGGAACTGGTAGGACGGGACACAGCCCAGGGCGGTCATGACTTCCGGCCGGTCAGAACGTCCGACAAGAAAGAGCCGGTTGTAGTCGGGCAGGTATTCCGTGGCCGAGACGCAGGCCGGCCAGTGGAAGGGACAGCAGCTCCAGAGGTGGAAGCTCCTGGTCCCCTCCGGGGGCAGGCCCACGGGCAGGGGAATCCGCCAGGCTTCCAGCCGGCCGCTCACGAGCCGGACGTTAACCGCCTGGCTCGCGGCGTTCTCGGGAGCCAGGTGCCGGGAGTGGCGCGGAAAGAGTCCGCCGAACTGGCTGATTACCGGCACAGGCTGATCTCCAGAAGACCCGGAGCGGAAATGGAATTATCCAGGGTCACGGTGAAAACATGGTTCCCCGGCGCAATCGCGTCGGAAGTCAGGGCCCGGAACCCCGCTATCTGCCCGCCCTCCGGCACAGCCCAGCCGGACATGGAGTGGCCGTTCAGGTTAAGCTGGACAGCGTTGGGAAGCGCGGCCAGGCCCCGGCCGGTCTGGGCCACCCCCAGGTCGCCCTGGTAGTTGAACAGGAGGCGGCCGGTGGCCGTGGTCTCGAACTGGTGGAAGAAGGTGGTCCGGGTCCCCTCGAACAGGCGGCAGAAATGGTTGGCGGCCTGGAAGTCCAGGGCGCCCTCCGGGGCCGCCTCCAGCCCCACCACCCGGCCGAAGGCGTCGATTGTCACCTGTAAATCGCCAACAATAAGAACCTGCCGATCCTGGAATTGGATGGGCAGGTCAATGACGGCCACGCCCGACTCCTGGGTGACTTTCAGGTTAGCGTCCGAGCTGGATTTAATGGTGGTAAGGGGCCCGGTCCCGGCCGGAGGCTCATGGTACTCCTGAACATGGCCGAAGCGGTCGAAGGTGAAGCCGCCCCAGACCAGGGGGCCGGCGCCGTCATGGGCCGGGAGATGCGCGATGGTGAAGTAATTATCCGAGCCGGACACGTCCACGACTTCCGGGGTGGTGGAGGTGAAGTCCACCCTGGCCGGCTCCACGACAGCGGAGATTTTCAAAGGGTCCTGGACAGTGCCGGCTCCGGTGATCCGTATGTTGTCGCCGTTCTCGGCAAAGAGCTGGACCAGAAGGCGGTTGGCCATATCAAAACCCAAGAGGTTCTCGGCCAGGGGAGATATGATGACGGCTGTGGCCGGGCCGGGTTCCCCGTCACAGGGCGCCGGGGCCGGGGCGCAGGGGGGCGGGGTATAGCCGGGCGCTTCCGCCTCTCTCAGTTCAGTTATACAGCCGTTCTGGACTATGACGACGCCGTAAAAGCCGTCCGGCAGGGGCGTGGCCTCTTCCAGCCGCAGGCCCAGGCCGTCATAAATCAACCGGGCGCCCAAGGGCAGACAAAGCTCGAAGGCCGGATAGTTCGACGGCTGGCACTCCAGAGACCGGCCGCAGTTGGTGTTCTTAGGTGTCACTCTCATAGCACTCGCCCCCAATCCGGCCGGATGGCCCCCCGCTGTCCGCCGGTCAGTTGTTCCACCTTGGCCGCCTGGATGCCCTGGATGAACTGGCGGCGGTATTCCGCGGCGCGGTTCGGGTCAGTCCAGGGCTTCTGACCCGCGTCGTAGGCGAAGTGCCGCGCCCCGGCCAGGAGCACCTCGTAGTGGGTCTCGGCCAGGGCGGCGTCGATGTCACAGGCCCTGGGCAGAGGGACCACGGAGTAAAAGACCTCGGCCTTCCGCCCCCCAGGGTTCCAGAAGCATATTTCATTTTTAGCGGCCATCCAGGAAAAGGGTCCGCTCCAGAAGCTGTGCTCGGGCTGGTGGGTCAGGCGGCGCACGTCCCGCCCGCCCTGGCGGATGCGTAAGATGGCGTTGACTTCCACCCCCTGGTCGGGCGGGGTGAGGCGGTAGACCACCACACCCGGCTGGAGCCTAATGGTGGCCGTGCGCCGGGCCAGGTCCCCGTCCTTGGCCATCTGCCGGGCGGCGCGGCGCAAATAGTTCACCGCGGCCCCCAGGGGCAGGTCGGGAATATCGAAGTCCAAGTCGTGGATCAATAAATCCAGGGCGACTTTGCGGATATTTTCGTAAAGGATCATGACGGCCTTCTGGAGGTGGCGGCCTGGACACTGCGCTCCAGAGCCATGAGTTCATAGAAGGTAGCCTTGTGGGCCAAGGCCGCCTGGTAGGCCAGTTGATTGCTCTCCCCGTCCATCATCAAGGCCCGGTACTGGCCCCATTGCAGGAGAGCCGCGGTCAGTTCATCAGGCAGGTTGGGGTTGTCGCCCTCGGGCCAGACCGCGCAGCGCAGGGCCAGGTAACAGGGCTGGCCCGGAGGGGGCGGAGGGTAGACCCGGAGAGCGCGGCCGTTGGGGCTGATACTGAACTCCCGCAGGCGGAAGGGCTCGGAGGGCGGGCACTCCGGCCCGCGCCAAGTGAGACGGTAGTCGTCCGGCCGGTGCTTCAAGGAGTGGAGCACCCGGCCCTTCTCGGTGGACTGCCCCAGCACTCCACCGGGAGTCAGGTTCAGGCAGGAGCACAGCTCCTGCCAGGTCTCGCGGTGGTTAATCTCAATTATTATTGTTTCGTGGAAAAGCTCGGGCCTGAGTTCCAGGGCCTCCCGGAGCCCTTCCAGAAGGTAGAAGCGCAGTTGAGGCGTAGACCAGCCGGTGAACTCCCGGCCGGTCTCAGCGTCGTTTAAGTCAATCGCCAGTTGGTTGAGTAAGTCATTGAGCCGCATGGCGCAGGGCCTCGTCGAAAGCCGTCTGCCCAGCCAGGGCCTTTTCAAAATCGTCAAGCTCCGGGACAGGCGCGACAGGCTCCACACCGAAAGCCGCGGCCTGGCCGGGCGGCAGACCCAGGGCTGTGTCAAAGGTTATCTTCGGGGGTTCGGGCTTCTGCTTCTTCCCACCCCCCTTACCCGGCCCCTTCCCTCGGCGCTGGCTCGAAGCCTCGCCGGACCGCTCACTGACAAGTGCCGGCTTCTCCGCTTCGGGCGGCCGGAGCGTGATGTCCGCCCTAGGCGGAGAAGCCGGGGTTTCCGGGGGGCTGCCCCCCCGAAAATCCTGCATAAGTTCCATTTGGACATTCATGCCCTTGGGGTAGCGATTCCGCCAGGCGTTCGGGTCATCGTTCCCGGCCTCGTCGCAATTGATGAAGGCGTCCTCTCCCAGGGCGGCCAGGTCGGGGGTCCAGATATACATGGTCCCCGTGCGCCGGCACTTGAGCCGGGGCGAGGGCGGCAGAGGCCCCCGCGTATCCATCTGCCCCAACAGGTCGCGCTCCAGTTCCGAGGCGTCCTCGGGCAGCTCCGGCCGGTTATAGAGGCTGGTGCTCAAAATGGTCTGTTCATCGCTCCGCATATGAATCTCCTTACTTGGCGCCGGCCGGGAAGTCCGCCTTGGAGGCGGACATGCCCATGATGGCCGCCTGGGTGGCGTCTATATTATTAGTAGCCGTGCCCCAGGTATTGACCGGCGACGCCTTGAGGCTCTCTATGGGGCCGCGGGCGGCGTCGAAGTTGTTGGTGGGAGCCATCCCGGCAGCGGGCTTGGGAGCCCGCATACCGGTGATGGCGGCCTTGGTGTTGTCGTAGTTGTTGTCCGCCATGACTTCTCCTTAGTGGGCCGGGCAGTCGAAGGCCCGGACCCGCGCCGTCAGGTAGCAGTCGTTAAGGGCCAGGTCCAGCTTCACGTCCGCGGGCAGAGCCGCGATCTTGAGGCCCAGGATGATGCCCCCGGTCTCGTCCCGGAAGTAGGTCAGCGGCGGACCGGCGATGGTCCTCAGCACCGGCTCCACGTAGAGGGGCTGGACGTAGCCGGCCTCCACCCGCAGGAGTGAGACCATCGTGGAACTGGGCACATCCAGGGGGATGGCCGCGGGGAGACTCTGCGCGCTCACGGCGTCGGTCACGTCCGTTATCTCCGCGAAATCGTATTCCTGGGTGGTCGGGTTGTAGACCACCTGCTGGGCGGTCAGGGAGACTGTCGCCCCGGTCATCCCCGGATAGGGCGGGGTGGTGGTCGTGTTGGCCACGTCGGCCAGGTGAACGTCGAAGCGCAGGAAGTCCACGTAATGGTTGGTGGGCACCAGGATTAACTGGAGGATGTCGCCCACCTGGGGGTTGGCCGAACGCAGGGCGTTCCGCTGAACCTCACTGTCCGCCGGGGCCAGGGGGAACCCGGCGGCGTAGTCCTTGAGGTTGAAGTTCCCGTCGAACTGCGCGTTGAAGGGGGGTATGCGCTCCCCCCAGGCGCCGGGGGCGAAGGGCGGGCCGTTGCGCGGGTAGTCGCCCTTGTGCCACATATAGTTGGGGGTAATGACCCCAGCCTTGTAGAGTTGGATGTTAGCCATGTCGCGTATCCTCCTTAAATCTCAAAGTGCCAGTAGCCGACGGTCAGCTTGTCCGGGTAGATCATCTTGCCGCCCCAGCGGGCCCAAGCCTGGTAGTCGATGCCCAGGGTGCGGGAGCTGCGGACCACCCGGTTGTGGATGATGGCGCCGGCGTAAGCGAAGGCGTCCTTGTGCCCGGCCAGGATGTGGAAGCAGGTCTGGCCGTTGTCCTCCAACTGCTTGGGCGCGTGGATGGTCTCGATGACGTTGAAGCCCATGAGCTTCTCTTTCCACATGCCGTCAATCTGAACCGTCCCCGGGCGGGCCGTGCCGGTGAAGCTGGCGTTGGCCAGGTTGGAGTCGATGAGCACCGGGAAGAACTGGCTGGGCATAACGAGGAACATCTCGTTCTCGCGCCAGGCCAGGTTATCCACCAGCACCTGCCGCAGATAAGCCAGGTTCTTGGCCAGGTTGGCAGGGGTGATGGTGACGGGGTTCCCGATGTCACCGAGATTGTAGTTCCGGTAGATGCCGGCATTAAGCCCCTTCCAGCGCGGGTCACTCTCGAAGAGCATCCGGTTGAGAAGCCAGTTACGCTGGAGATCAGCGTAGTTCCGCCACACCGCCTCAAGGAAGGACTTCTCGAACTGGGCGAACCGGCTGCCGGCGAAGCCCAGGGTAATCTCATCGAACTTAATGTCGATGTAGGCCAGCTTGTCCAGCTTCATGGACTCCGCCACCAGGGCGACCCCGCTGGGGACCATTTCCTGGTTGATGGAACCGGGGCGCCACTTGCCCACCGTGGGCGGACGCATGAACTGGATTTCCAGAGTCTCCGGCTTAATCTCGCTGATAAGCTCGGTGTTGGTTATCTCGTGGGTCCAGTTCCTTTCATGGTCCTCCACGAGAATCTTGTTGTAGTAGTCCGGCCGGGCCAGAGGCGTGTTTTCCAGCACCCCGCCATAACCGGAAGCCTGGTTGTAAAAACCACCCATTTCTTCCTCTCATAACTCACGCTCCTTGTTGTTGTTACTGAAGCCCGGCCTGCGCCAGACCTTCCCTGTGTTTGGCCAGGCGAGCACGATACTCGTCCCGGCTTATGGCGCCGCTTTGAACCTGGCGCAGAAGATCGTTTATGACTTTAAATTCCTGGTCCGGGCCGATGGGCTCGCTGGGCGCCACCACGCCGGGCGCGGCGTTGCCGGCCGCCACCTGGGCTATGTCCTCCGGGGAGGGCTGGCCGCTCCGCCAAGCCTGGACAGCCTGGGCAATATACTCAGCCCGGCCCTGCTCGTAGGCCGCGCCCAGGTCCACCCTGTTGGTCAGGGCGCTGCCGGGCCGCACGGGCTGGTTGAGAAATTCCTCGAACTTGGGGTCCTTGACCAGGGTCTTGAAATCGGGGACGGCTTTCAGGACCGCCCCGTAAATCTCGTCCGCCCGCCGCTTGGCCAGGGTCTCGGCCTGGGTCTGGGCTCTCTGGTTCTGTTCCTCGCGCAGCCGGGCCACTTCCTGTAGGGCCTTTTCCTGGTCGCCCTTGACAGTGCCGTAGAGAGCCTGGATCAGCTTCTTGGCGTCGCCCTTGTCCATAGATTCCAGGTCCACGCCTTCCAGGTTCATGGCGTCAGCTATGCGCCGTTCCTCGGCCGCGGCCTCGTATTCCTTGAGCTTGGTCTGGTTCTCGGCCATCTGCTTTCTGAGGTCAGCCAGCTCGGCTCGGAGAGCCTCGTCAGCCTCGGCCGCCAGAGGCAAAGGCGCTTCCGGCTGAGGGGCCGGTGAAGGAGGCGGGGGCGGCGGAGCCGGGGGAAAGGTCGGGGGCTGGTCCGCGCCCAAGAGCTTGGGTTCTCCGGCGGGCACCAGAGTCAGGTCCGGCGGGGCCGGCGGAGTCTCGGGCGTCTGCCCGGCCTGGGCCTGCTGCTCGGCCCACTCCTTGTCTATCTTGGCCGCCGCTTCCTTGTAAGGGTTGTATCGAGACATATCACGCTCCTTGTTTATGTTGTTTCACAATGTCTTCCAGCTTTTCCCGGAGACAGCGGAAGGCGTTGGCCCGGCCGTTATACTCCAGGCTCTCTACCCTCCGGCCCTCCGCCTGGCCGTCATCCCGCAGAACGTAAGCCAAAGCCATGCTCCGGGCCTGTTCCCGCCAAGCGTCTTCCTTCTCTTTCAGGGCCAGGGCCAGGGCCGGGTAGAGCGCCACCTCGGGCAGCGCCTCCACCAGCCTCCGCTGGAAGTCGTCAAGTCTTAGGGACATATTTAATCCTCACCTGGGCGGCCGGGACGGTCGGAGGCAGAACCGGCGCCGCGGGCGCCGGCAGGGGCGCGGCCGGGCGCACCCGGCTCAGAGCCCCGCCAGACAACCGGCCGGTCCCGTTGCCCTTTTTTCCGCACCGGCACATTAGTAGGCCGGGACCTTGTAGGCCGTGCCGTCCGTGGCCGTGATGGTCAGCCACTTGGCCGGCTGGCCCAGGATATTCTCCCGGCTGCCGAACATCCCCAGGGGCAGGTGGTCGTCCATCACAGCCGCGGGCACATCAGGCCCGCCGGGGTCGTCAACCGGAAAATCCACGTCGCCCGCGCCGCAAGCCACATGGAGCTTGTCGTCCGCGGCCAGGGTCAGGCAGTTATTGGCCTCCCCGGAAATCAAATCCGCGGGGTCCACGGGCTGGTCGCCCCCGGAACCGCACTCCACGAAGAGCTTGTCGTCCGCCCCGAGGACCAGGCAGTTGTCGGTGTCCCCGGAAATCAAATCCGCGGGGTCCACGGGCTGGCCGCCCCCGCCTGAGCCGCACTCCACGAAGAGCTGGTCGTCAACCACGGTCAGGCAGTTGTCGGGCGCGTTAGAGACCAGAGCCGCGGCCAGGCCGTTGATGATAAGCTGTTCCATCATCCGGTCCAGAAGCCGGTTGACCGCGATATTGACATCCGCGGTGGTCCAGTTGCTCGGGCAGCAGGCGTCATCCCCGCCGCCTCCGCCGCCCCCGCCTCCGCACCCGTCACGGATGGCTTCGCAGATAGCCAGCTTGAGGTCGTCGTCCAGCTTGGCCGCCACTTCCGCCAGGTCCTCGCAGGTGGCCAGCTTGGCCCCAGGGGCCAGGTCCAGCCCGTCGCGGCAGCTTTTGAAAACCGCGGCCACGGCCTCGGGGGTAATCTCGAAACTCAGAAGGGGCTGGAGAATATCCCTGAGCTGTTCAGGCACCCCCGCGCCCAGCTCAACACTCCCGCCCAGCTTCAAACCCGTCACTTCCAGGTCATTGGCCGACCCGGTGACGTTCTTGAGTTCCGAGCCTTCAATCGCGCCGCCCCGGATGTCGCTGTCCAGTATCCGCCCCCCATCAAGAGTGGCGCCTTTGGTAAATTCTTCAGGTCCGCAACCGCTCATAATTTATTCCTCCCCCCAATAAAGACGTGCCGATCGCCGCGGTACAGCCTCCGGCTCCAGGGCTCGCATGTAGACCCGCGCCTCTCCCAAGGATTCCGGGTCGTTCAGTTCCAGCCGATAGCTTCCGGGAATATCCAGAAGCGCCATAGTGTCGCAGGCTGAAAGGGACCAGGGGCAGCCGCGGGTCACAACCGGACCCTCGGCCATCACCTGCCCTTTCAAGCCCTCACGGAAAACTCCCAGCACCTGGTCCACCAGCCATAAGTCCGGCAGGGCGTCAGGGGCCTGGTAGAGAATCTGTCTCAGGCAGACCCGGGGCTTGGCCCAAGCCTGGCCCGGCTCCACCTCACGCTTGAGGCTGGAGAACCCGAAAGCCTGGAAAAGGGCCGCCTTGCCCGGAGCCACGTAGAAGGCCGGGCTGTAAAGCGAGCCTGACTGCTCATCGAAAAGCGCGAAAGCCGCGCCGTTACCGCGCATGGTTCCTCCTTACGGGCCGGAGTCGTCCGGCTCGGAAGCCGACAGATCACAGCAATGGTAGTTGTCATACACCGGGGTCTTGGCCAGTTCCCAGGCGTAAAACTCCACCTGCAAGTCCTCTCCCAGCATGTCCTCATCTTCCAGCTCGAAGCGGTAGCGGCCGGGAACCAGCAGAAGTATCTGGGGCTGGCGCTCGCTCAGGGTCCAGCGGTCCGCGCCGCCCAGGAGAAAGCGCTGCATGAAGAAGTCCTGGCCCCGGTTGGGGGTCCAGCCTTCGGCCTTCTCCCGGCCCGGCAGGGTCCCGGTGGAAATCTGGTTCAGGAAAATCTTCCGGTCCGCCGGCAGGTTATAGGCCGAGACCAGGTAAGCCATGCCGGGCAATATGTTCAGCCGGGCCGAGAAGCGTTCCCCCAACGGAGAATCCGGGGAGAACAGAACATTGGCCGTCACGGCCGGCTGGGGGTTGTAGCCCGCCGGCGGACCCTGGCCCATCCCGGTCTCGTAGCCTGTACGAATACCCATTTACCACCTCCACAAAAGCCAGCCCAAAAACAGGCCGACCAGAACGCCGCGAAAGGACGCGCAGCAGGCGCAGTCCCAGTAAAAGAGCCGGTGCAGAAATGTATACAACCAGGAATCCGGCTTATAGGTACCGTCGGCCAGCTCGCCGTGGCAAGGGTTCCACTTCTTGTAGAAAGCCCACAGCCGCGGTTTCTTCTCCAGCCATTCCTCGAATATCTCCATCGGGTCGCGCATCAGCACTTACCCTTGGCTTTCAAGCCTTCCAGTTCCTTGAACAGACTCCGGGCCAGGCGGGTGAAGGTCTCCCAGAGGTCGGGGTCCTGGCAGGGGTCAACGATCACCGGGTCGTGGTAATATATCCGCCTGGTCTGGCTGGCCCCTATGGTGCCGTTGGCCGTGTAGTGGGTCTCCCCGCGGCCCGGCACGGACACCACGAAGCTGCCGTCCGGCCCCACCCGCGTCACCAGCCCGGCCCCCTGGCCCAAGACAAAAACCTGGTCATCCTTTTTAACTTTCAACATCACATTCCTCCATCAGGTATAGGTCCGTTAGGGACGCCCGGCGCCGCGGCCGGCGTCATGGGCGGCGCGGCTTCCGCCGGAGCGGCGGCCATCTGCGCTCCGGCCGGGTTGGCAAGCAAATCATCCGGCACTTCCATAGCGGTCAAAAGCTGGTTCAGAGACCAGGCAAAGAGCCGCGGGGCCGAGTCGCCCAACTGGGACCCGGCCGCGCCCACCAGTTGCAGAAGCTCCATAGCGTTATTGCGGTTCATCTCCCGGGCCAGGAGTCCCTGGACTCCCTGGGCCTGGATGCGGCAGTCGCCCTTGATGTCCGGGTCGTCCTCGTAGAGCATGTTGTAATTGAACAGAAGCTCCCCGCAGGGAGAAAAGACTCCCTGGTCGATATTCCCCACCGCGGACTGGATGGCCTTGATGGCGTTGCCCTGGAGCATGGCCGCGCCCCGGAAGGTGCGGTTGGCCCCGGTGCCCACGGCCGTGCCGTGAAGAGCGGCCGGGATGTTGGTCACGTAATGGGCCAGCTCCATGTAGTTATCCAGAAGGCTCCTGTATTCACCCATGACGCTGGGCACCGAGTAGAAGCGCAGGGCCGGGCTCTGGTTGGTCATCCCGTCATCGTCCACCAGGTACATCATCCCCGGAGTTATGGTCATGAGGCTTTCTTCATTCATGAACTTGCTCAAACGCCTCACATCCGCCTCCCCGATGGGCTCGGAGACGTTGGCCACGTTCCTCATCAGGTAGCCCAGGGTGCTCAAAAAGCACCGCTCCACGTCCCGGAGGCGCTGGGCAATGCCCGCTCCCGGTATGCGGTCCCGCGTCTTGTAGAAGCTGGCCGTGTGGACGGGCCGGATGGAGACTGTCGGGTTGGGGGCGGTGAAAACCTGTATCACCCGCCCGCCGATAACCGTCACCGTGGCGTTGTAGAACTGCCCGGATTCCAAATGGGTCAGGCCATACTGGGCCAGCTCCCGGCCGGAGAAGATGCCGTAATGAAGCAGGGCGTCGATGGTCCCGGAGCCGGTTATCCAATCTTCCCGCGGGTCGTTCTTCTGGTCCGGGTTGTTCTGGCTCAACCAGTGGAACTGGAAATTGGCGGCCCTGGTGTCCTCTTTCAGAAGTTTGTAAATTTCATTCTGGAAATAGCTCTTCATCTTGGCCGCGGCAAAGAGCTGGGTTCTGGTCCACCTCTGCCGAATAAAGACCCCGGCCCCCCGCTGGGTGTCAGGGGAATCTGAGGAATACCAAAAATCAAAAACCGAGACAGGTCGGAACTCGTAGAACAATCGCTCCCTAACCCGCGGTTTATCTCCCACCCATTCCAATGTGGCCCGGCGGGCCGGTATGGGACCGTGTAATACGGCATAGGGCATAAAGGTGAACTCACCCAGGAACGCGAACATGGCATTGCGGAACCCTCCCTCCACGCACTGGTCCTTCATGAGTTTTTCCATGCCGCGGGCCCGCGCCTCGGCCAGTTCCACGCTCCGGGATTTAACTTCCTGCTTGACCTGGCTCACCAAGTCAATGATGGAGCCCGAGAACCCCCGGCCGAACCAGGCTTCCTTAACCAGTTCCAGCACCTCCATCCGGGCCGAGTCGGAGAGGTCCGGGATGGGGGTGGGCGAGATGGCCCAGGGCAGACTGTCCGGTTGCAGGAGGGTCTCGGTCAGAAAGCCCTGGACCACCCCGGCCTTCATGGCCGTGAGATTGACGCGGGCGTCCACCTTGAGCTTTTCCACGCGGGCCTTGTCCTCGGGAGCCCAGAGGCCGTGGTATTGCTCGTAGCAGCGCCGGAAACTGGTCTGCAAGCTCACGTCCCCCACCCGCTCGATCTCCTGCCACAGGACTGCCGAGCGGAAGCGGTCCAGGACCAGCTTGGCCAGCTTGTCGTTGCTCTTGTCACTGAGCTTCTGGGTAGTGCCGAAGTCGAACATCACATAATCCTGGCCCGCAAGGCGGCGTGCTCACTGTAGCGGCGCCGGAAGGCTTCCTGCTTGGGGTCGGGCTGGCCGGTTTTATCAGCGAACTCCCGCTGAATATAGAGAGCCGCGTACTGGAGAGCGTCTGCTATATGGCTGGCGTCGTTCTTCTCCGGCTTGTCCGCGTGGACAACATCCAGGGTCCCGGTCATCTTGAGCTTGCGGTAGTGGTAGTCCCCGTTAAGGGCCTGAATCAAAATCTTGCAGTCCGGCGAGATGAGAAGCCCGCCCTGGTGAAGGTTCAAAAGTTTTTCCACAGCCCGGATGCGTATGGCCGGCTTGTTGGTCGGGGGGCGGAAAATGCGGAAGCCCGCCCGCCTCAAATGCGTGGAAGGGGTCAGCCCCGTGTAGGCGTCCTTGGCGTCAGCCGGGTCAACCGATATAGTCACCTCGCACTCCCGGTAACGCTGCCGCATAAGAGGTATCAGGGCTGATTCCATGAAGGCTTCCAGGCCCGTGTCCTCGCCAATAATTTCATCCAGCACCCGCCACTTGCCCTGAACCATCTGCAAGACCACCGCGGCCGGGTTGATGCCGGAAGTGTCGTAGCCCACCACCACCGGCCTCCGGGCCTCGGGTTCCAGGCGGTTCTTGGCCACATGGAGTTCCGAATCGAACTGGGGGAAGACGGCCTTGCCGGCCTTGACCGGCACGTCGAGCAAGCAGAAGTTGTTTTCCACCACGTCCCGCCGGCCTTCGGCCAGGGCCAGGGCAATCTGGTTGGTGTAGTAGTCCAGCCCGCCGCGCAGGTTCTCCAGGTTCTCAGCCTCGGGGTTGACCTCGTAGTCGATTTTCCCGTCCCGCTCTATCTTGAAGGCCGCCGGGGGCTGCTTGAACATGTCCACCGTCACGCGGGTGTTGCCCAGTTCCAGGACGGGATTGGTCAGAAGCCCGTGGAGCCAGTGCCCGGCCGGGGGCTGGTTGAAATCCATAAGTATGCCCGCGAAACCCCCGCCCTCACTCATCATGTGAGCCGAGGGGTAGCGGCCCACCCGGCCGGCCACCTCCCGCAGTACCGCGAACTCCACCTCGGTGGCCTCGTTAATCCAGACCCCGGTCCAGTTGGAGGAACGAATCTTGGTCGTGTCGGCCTCGTTGGCCACCGAGACCAGGGTCAGTTCCAACTGAACCGCTGTCTTGTCCGGGAGGCCGAAGCGCAAAGTCCCGTGAAGCGGGGCCGAGCCCATCGTGATGCCGCCAATGCCCGGTCCGTTGGGCAGAACTTCCAGGAGGGTATTACGGGTGGTGCTGACCAGGGCCGGGTAGGACCCCCGTATCACTCCCCAGCGGGAATAGCGCACCCCGTCCGGCGCGGGCGGCTGGGCCAGGGCGTAGATCAGGATGTCCTGGGCCACAGCCGTGGACTTGCCGGAAGCGTAAGGCCCCACTATCGCCTTGATGAAGGCGTCGGACTCGTGGAAAGCCTTGCCCGTAGGGGTCTCTCTATACTGGAAGTTCATGTTTCCAGGTGCCTCAGCTTGGTGTTTTCCAGCTTGGGAAGGGTAAAGTTCATCCCCACCCCCACGTTGACCGTGGTGCCCCCGCCCTCCTTGGGCCGGTAGACTTCCTCAAAGCCGGCCGACCGGGCCAGGGCCACGTAAGCCTTGGTCAGCTCGGTCAGGGACACGGCCTTGTTTTCCTTGGCCCGGCGGTAAACCTCTTCGGCCAGGTCCGCGGCCATCTCGCCGGTGCGGATAGCGTGGGCCGCCTGCCGCCCCAGCATGGCGGCTTCCTTCTTCTCGCTGGCCAGGGTCTCCTGGAAGTCGGCCCGAGCCAGGAGGGCCTTGAGGTCCTCCCCGGTCAGGCTGTAGTGCTGCAAGAGTCCGGGCAAACTCACGGCCGACTCGGTGTTGGGCTGGGGCAGAGTCATGAGCACCAGGTCCCTGGCGATGGAACCCCAGAGGTGCCGCACCGC